CCAGGAACGGTTCCAGAAGATAGGTTAGAAGCGTTTAGTGATGTTAGGCTTGCACCAGAACCGCTAAATACGGTTGAGGTAAGTGTTCCTGTCGAGGGATTAAAACTTAATTTTGTAGATGAAACTTTTTGAGGCAAGTTACCTGTAGTTGTAGTAACCCATGTAGGGTACATGGTTGCGTTAGTCGTAGTGTCATCAGTAATCGCTGTGTTGGTTGCGTTAGTCGCAGTAGTTGCGCTAGTAACAGCAGTCGAACCAATAGCAGCAACTATATCAGCAGCGGAAGCTACTGAGAGAGCGCTAGTACCGTTGCCTCTAAGGATACCTCCGCTAGTAAATGACCCAGCTCCAGTACCACCAACACCTACAGTAAGTGTTCCAGCAGTAATAACGCTTGCGTTAAGCCCCGCAATAGATGTGTTTGCAGCTGCAGTTAATCTACCCTGTGCATCAACAGTAAAGGTTCCAACTGCTGTTGCAGAACCATAACTTCCTGCGGTAACAGCGGTATTTGCAAGAGCAACCGCGTCGCTAGAAATAGTTAAGCCTGTACCTGTATTTACGTCAATCTGGTTTGGGTTAGTTCCATTAGGAGTAAGACCAAGACCAGCTGTTGTAGTAGAAGAACCAGAGAACTGAGACCAAGCAATTGCTGTAGTGCCAATAGATACAATTGTAGCGGTTTGAACAAATCCGTTTCCACCATTTACAGTACCTGCTAGAACATAGGTGGTGTCACCTGCTGCAACTTCTGGAGTTGAGTTAGAGTCTGTAGCACGGGTAAACACAAACGAAGTTGTGTTTCCAACTGCACCTACGCTAGTAACAGTATAGATACCATTTTGTAGGTTAGAGGATGTACCACCTTGGTTCTTAATAAGAATACGGTGACCAACTGTAACAGTCTCACCGTCAACCTTAATTTCAGTCCAGTTAGAGGATGTAGCAATAGTAAGCGTTGCACCATCACCGTTAGTTCCATTTGAATAAGTGGTGGTAATAGTTCCACCAACAAGGTTGCCAGTAGTACCTAGAGCACCTGTAGTGGCGTAGTTAACCGCAGGGTGTGCGTTAAGTCCAGCAGCAACACCATCTACATACTTTTTGTTTGCGGCGTCATAGTCGCTAGATGGGTCTTTAAGTCCAGTAATTCTAAACCCATCGCTACCGTTGGTGCTGCCTAAATCAACAGAGCCTGTACCAGTAGGTCTTAGATTAACGTTGTTGTTAGAACCACCAGCCGTAAATGTAAGTGCTCCAGTGCCAGTAATAGAGCCTGTAGTAGTTCCAGTACCACCATAAGCAACTGCAATAGTATTGCCATTCCATACGGAAGATGAGCCCAGAGTTAAACCATTAACAGTTGTAGTAGTTCCACCAATAGAGACAGACGTGCTACCTAGAGTAAATGTGCTGCCACCAGTAGCTACAGTTAGCCAAGAAGAACCATTGTAAACTTTTAAAGCATTACTAGTACTATTGTAGTAAAGTCTACCAGCGACCCCAGTAGGGTCGTTTTCAATGTTATGAACAATAAAATTTTGAAGCTCAAGGCTATTAAGGTTTATAGGTACTAAGAAACTACGAGCCATTTACATTCCTAAGATAAATATGCAACGCCGCTGCTGGCGATGCTAAAGGTTACAGTTAAAGAGTTTTCGTTGGTGTGCGCAACAGTGCCTTCAATATTCATTCCAGCAGAGTTAATAGTTGTTACGTTTGGTCTAAAACCAAGATTATGAGTTATGCTCCAAGTAGAGGATACCGCATTTTGCGTGTGAGTATACGCTATAGTCGGTGTTGGTCCGACAGGACCTTGTGGACCTTGGGGACCAGCAGGACCTGTAGGTCCAGCAGGTCCAGCAGGTCCTGGGTCTCCTTCTGGACCTGCAGGACCTGCTGGCCCACGCTGACCAGGAACACCTGGTAAAAGAGTCGTATCAATTACTTGGTTAGCTTGGTCATTAGGGGTACCAAAATTTAAGTCCGTATAATCTGGAGGTGCTGGAATTACATCAGGGGTAGTATCCTGAAGAAGAGCTATATCTTTTTCTGGTAATGGTATTCCGGGCATTATATTACTGCCTTATTTACTCGTGTAGTAAAGAAGTTTCCGCTCTTAATTTCTATAACTTCTCCAGTAAAATCGTCTACTGTAGATAAAGACCAATAGGTTCTTTCTGCAATGCGACGAGTCTGGTCAGCGGTCAATGAGAGTATAAAAGTATAAGCTTTAGAGACGTTTGTTTCTACTTGACCTGTTAATTCAGTTAAAGATAGTGCTGTAGTTTCTGTACCGGCTACAGTAAACGTAGTAGACCCGGAAGTTGCTACTGTGTATACACCATTTACAGTAGAATCAACTCCTGTAATAACAATGCTATTTCCTACCGATAAACCGTGGGCTGCACTAGTAGTGATAGTAATAACATTACTTCCAGAAGTTCTGGAAGCACCGGTAATCACATCTGTTCCGTCTGTATTAATGCTAATCGTAAAGTTTTGCACAACAACTACCGAACCACGTTGGTTCAGTAGTTTAGCAGTAAATGACTTACCGGCATAAGTTCCAGTATAAGTAAGAGTAGTGCTAAATGCACGACCTTGATATGCAGTTAATTCAACATCAGTAGTTGGCCATTCAGGTTGCTTATCTCCGTATGTTGGTGCTGAATCGTCAACTCTTGCTGGGTATGAGCGGTCGTCAACTTCTTGAGGCTTGTAAACAGGAATGTAACGTCCAGTTGCTTTAGAGATACGTCTAAACGTAAACACTTCCATTTTGTAAAGACCAACACCAAGATGAACACACAGCTCCCTATATTGTTGTTGTCTTGTTTGAACCATTTCCATAAGCTGACGGAAACGCTCTGCACGAGGAATGGTGACGCCATCTGGAGCTTGAATGTCAATATCAAAAGCGGAATCAGTGGCTAGTGTATATAAAGCAATAGTTGTAGCATAAATAGCTACAGGGTATTCTTCAACAAAAGGTAAAGTAGTTGAATCAAGTTTTCTACCTAAAGAGTCTACTCTTCCCAAACAATGCTGGGAAATAGCGTCATTAACAATAGTGTTTAATTCAGCTCCGGTAAAATAACGATAGTATGTACCACTGACAGTGACTTCAGTCATGTCATCTAGTACATCTTCAGTAACAAGGACTCCGGTGGACTCTTCAATAAAACTGCTTTCAGTAATATCCGTTGTTCCAGCATACACAACTACTGTAGTTGCATCTAGGGGAGCGTAATGCAATTTAAATCTATTTGTAGTACCATCGGCAACAAATTTAGTTACAAAGGATTTTCCAATATCACCGAGCTCTAAACGAACTCTGTCAACAAGGCTAGAAATGGTAGCCATAAATCCTCCAAGATTCTATATAACTATGTTCTCTCAAAACGGTACATTATTCAGTATAAAAAGCCCGTCCTGCTGGTGAGGAGGGCGGGACCAGCAGGACGGACAAAGTTTGGAGTTTACTGCTTCCAGATGTAACCGAGACGCTCTAGATAAGCGGCGATTTCTACTGGTACAGAATACTTTACTCCAGCCTTAAAGGTGTAGTTCTGCGGAGTTCCGTTTACTACACCAAAAGTCATGTCTTCAATATCTGAAATGGTACGGATAACAATCTTATTGTTGTTTACCGATACGCCCACCTCTTCAATCTCATCAATCAGAATTGGCTGGTCTGGTTTCTTTGGGTCAAAAACGTCACGCTCTAGGCTTTCAGCCTCTACAGCACGTGCCAAAGAAATCTCTTCTGCACGAGATGCAGCTTCAGCTGCGACTCTTTTTGCAGCTTCTTCTGCTGCGCGACCGGTTGTGTCCTGTGGACTAGTTGGTTTGTTTGCCACGATGATTATTCTCCTTTAGTTTATTGTTTGTGTTGGGGGGCCCGTTTGGGGCCCCCCTCGACTATGGTTGGCTATTAGTTGGTGTAAACCTTGTTGATAGCCTGGTCGGTGATAACACCGAGACCCCAGATAGCGTACCATGCTAGAGCGTGCTCACGACCGAAGTCTAGAACACCACCGTCACGGAGCTCAACTGGGAGGGCGATTGCGTGACCAAATGCGTTGTCACCAATCATGATTGACTCATATACGTCAGCGGTTAGAGTGGTTGTGTCAGTTGGGTAAGCAGAGCCAGTACCACCAGCACCTACGAGCTGGGTTAGTTCTGGGTTACCACCACGACCTGGTCCAGTGTTAGTCTTAACTGCGTTTGCACCGTAGTACGAAGTCTGGTCAGCTAGTGCACCAACCTTCGAGGTGTAGTCAGTTACAGTTGAACCAACGCCATACTTCTTAACCTGAGTGGTCTCAATGAAGACTACGTCGTATAGACGACCAATCTCACCGAGCATGAAGTTACCTGGAGCAGCGTACTTGGTGACTTCGATGAACTCTGGGTTTGAGCGAAGGTCACGAGACTGCTTAGGGTGGATGAACTGAACATAGGTCTCACCAATTCTTGGGATGTTCTTTGAAGAAAGAACAAGAGCCGCATCCTTGATGGCACCTGTGGTTAGCTTGTACTTACCTGCGTTAGTACCAGAACCAACAGAAGTGTTAGAACCAGATACTGCAGTTGCAGCGTTACCTTCGTCATAGTTGGTGAACGCACCGCCAGAGATGGCTGAACGGTCATAACCGAAGGTTGCTGAAGTACCAGCAGATAGGGTGTCGCGAGCCTGGATGTCCAGGTATTGTGCCATGTGACGTCCAAGCAGACGTGAAGCAGAAGCCATGATGTCGTCGAACGAAGCGTTCAGAAGCAGTTCAGAAACTGCAACTGCATAGCCGTGCTCAGCAACGGTGATAGCAATCTGCTCTGCGGTCAGAGCGTTGGTTGTCATACGGACACCTTCCGTTAGTGGAGTTGCATCCACCTGGAAGTTCTTGTAACGAAGGAAGTTAACACGGAGACCTGGAGAAACACCAAGCTCAGTCTTCTTAACTGCAAACTGCTCAAAGCGAAGAATAGGCATCGCCTGGAACAGAATTTCCTTCGACCAAATGGTCTGAATAGCCTGTGAAAGCTGACTATTCGAACCTGAGTAAGCGGTAGGCGCACCAGCTAGTGCAGCGGTACCAGTAACAGCAGAACCTGCCATTTTTTGCTCCTTTCAGAAGCGGTCGTTAGATTAGGTTGTTAATTACCGAACAATCCCTGTCCACGGTTATTGCTATTGCCAAGAAGCTTGGCACGATTCTTCGCATATTCATCCATTGACATCTTTTTCAAGTCATCAGGCGAAAACGTACGTGAGTCCGAGTCGTTGTCGAGGGGTCCAGAAGCAGGAACCGTGATACGGGTTCCCACCATTTCCTTGCGACTTTGCTGTGCAACTTGCGCAACAGAGTCGAAGATTTTCGCAGAACGTTCTTTAAGACCAGCGATGCTCTGCTCTATTTCATCGCGGGAATTTCCAGAAATTAGGTCAATAAGTTCCGGAATGATATTGTCGCGTTCTTGGTCTAGGCGCTGTTGGCGGTATGCCGATAGCTCCTGGAATTCACGCTCACGCTCTAGAAGGGCAAATGCCTTCTCGCGTTCTAGGCGCTCAGCCTCTAGCTTTGCAGCCCATTCTTGTTCCTTTTTGCTAAGAAGCTCACGAACCTCTAGTTCTGATTCTTCCTGCTTTTTCTTTTCAGCAGCACGCTCAGCTTCACGAGCCTGACGTTTTGCCATACGCTCAGCCTCTAGGGCTTCACGCTCCTCGCGCTCTTTCTTAAGAGCAGCAAGTTCTTCTTGCAGTTTCTCTACCTGTGGGTAAAGCTTTGCCTTTTCCTGTGCACGTGCCTTAGCAATATCTTCAGCTGTGAACTGGTTCTGCAAAGTTACCTCCTCAGAAAAAACTGTGTCGATAGTTGGTTCAGTAGATTCTACTACCTCTAGGTTTTCATCCATTATTAATCTCTTTTCATTCTCTTGGTCGTTTTCCGTATTAATGCCACATGACCTTGTCAGTTATTAAGTAACATCATTATTATATTTTGTTACCTAATTAAATAATGCCTTAAAATAAAACATTATTCTTTGTCAACTGTTCTACGAGCAGGAAGTTGTGTTCCATACGCTTCAGTTACCAAAGTATTTCTTATCTCATTTTCGGCTTGGAATTGCATGTCAGCGATTTGAGCATCTGCCTGACCTGCTACTCCTGAGCCTTGAGGGCCTAGTTGACCGTCTCCCATGACATCCCCATTACCCATCATCATTGGGTCCATAGGGGTGGCTGAGCCGTCTGGGGCAACCATCATACCAGTTAAGTCCATAAGTTGTTTTTGAATTTGAGCCTTGACAAGGTTAAGGGCACCTTCTGCCTTAGCATCGTCCATAAGTTCAACACGAATTTCTTGAAGCTTCTCTTCAGGGAATTCTTCACCCAAAGCACGGAGAGCACCTTCTTTAGATTCAAGTCCCATAGACATTCTCTGCTGAAGTTCATTCAAAAGAACTAGTTTATCTAGAGGTAGAGGTGGTTCAAAATGAACATAGTTTCTAAAAGTAATTGGGTCATTAGGGTCAAGTTGGGGAAGCTGTCCCTGTTTAATTGGTCCATCTTCTTCTGGATTATAAACCATAGTTTCTGGTTCTTTAATCGCTAAGTTTAATATAACAAGTTCATTAATTCTTTCTAACCCCTTGCCATATTGAGCTTTCTTTTGGGCATAACGGTTCATTAAAGGCTGGAACTGAATAGAAAGAGCAACACCAGAGGTATTGGATATGGGCTGCGCTTGACCAAGAGCAGTCTCTGGAATGTTCATAATTTCATGCATTGAACGCTTCAGAGTTTCTAGATACTGCAATGCCCCTGAAATACCGCTTCCTCCACCTTCAAGGTTAAATACCTGGGCATCTTTTGGAAGACCACCCCAAACCTTTTTGGCACCTTTTTCAAGATTAGAGGCTTTTGCACCAACAATAACTGTTACAGGTGCAGCATGGTAGTTAATGATGTCTGCAATATCGGTAGCAATTTCATTATAAGAACGGTTAATAGTAATAATATCATGGGCGTCTGATAGACCCCAAGGAGAGCCAGAAACCGGAATGTTTGGAATATGAACCACTGGAATCTGGCCCAAAGGATTAGGGCGAGAATCGATAAGTTCATCATTAATGTATTCCTCAATAACATCATCTGTAAGAATTTCAGTGTAAGTAAATACCTGGCGGGTACCCTCTAGAGAAGTTCCCCAGAAGCGGTACTTTTGTTTAAATCTAAGAAGTCTTTCACGGTCGTGCGGATGAAACTCTGGAAAACAGAAGGCAGAGTTTAATGGGAGAATACGAACACGTCCTGGATGAAAACGCCCAATAGCATCTTCCCACGCTTCTTCATAAGCTATTTTAACAAAGCAGTCTCCTGTGATACCTCCGAGCTGAGCCATTTCAAATAAAACTCTTTGCTTATTATTATCTACTTCCCATACTCTTTCAAGACGGTCAGGAATAATAGCCTCAGTGGCTTTAGGGGAACGGAAGTGGACTCCGTTACCAAAAGTAAATCTAGATAGGTAATCAATAAAAGCTCTGTAGTAATTAAGGGAAATTTGCATTTCACCTTGTTCACGACGATACCCCCAGTGATGGCCAAGATACATAGCCCAGTTAAGGCTATAACGGTTTAGACGAGGACCGTGAACCTCAAACTCTTCATCAGCCAGCTCTACTAGACCAAGAGGAGAGATAGAAATAGTTAAGTCGGAAGATGATGCCCTATAGCTGGGTGGAGAAAAGTCAAGAAATGACATTACTTACTATCCTTCTTGTCTTCATCACGATTACCTCTAATTTTGGCTTTTCTTTCACGCCAAGCAGCAATCATTCTCTTACGCTCTGCAATTTCTTCAGAATCAACATACTTCCCACCAAGTTCAAGATACCGACGATGAACCCAGTGCGAGGCACCTGGGCTAGGATAAATGCGGTATTTAGCTTTAGCCTGTGTTACCACCATAGCATAAAGCTTTTCATTTGTTGGGACGTCTGCCATATTTCTCCTCTAGTAGAAGGCACCCAGCCCTTGCGGGCCGGGGTCCTTCAAATCCCTAATTAGTCGTTTACTACTGTTGGATTTAGACGCATCATACGTCCGCCAGTAACAACCTTAGTTTCAATAACTTGCTCAGCATTGTTCGAGAATGAACCATGTGCAAATTCACCAAGGAAAGTCGGGGCTTCAATCCATGCAGCAGAACCTACGTGCGCACGCTCTGATAGGGTTTCAGCAGCTGGCTTCTGCCATACTGGTGCGTTACGGTTTGGACGGCCTGGAGCAGCAGCAAAGCCACTCATGATTCCCTTTTGGAAATCGTTAGGAACGTCAGTGTCTGTAGCTACACCCTCTTCGAAACGAAGTGGGCCGCGTCGCTCTGGATTGCCGGACATCTTCATTTCGTAAGTCTGAGGTGCACGCTCAGGGAATTGTGGTTGTGGTGCTAGACCCATGGGGACTCCTTAATTTGGAATGGAAAAGAACTAGTATTTCCAATATCTAGTTTGGCTGTTTTCTTGAAATTTTTCATAGTTAACTCGAAAATTTAGAAAAAAGCTGAATTACTTATTTCTACCTCTGGCATGACTAACTCTTGTGTTAAAGAGCAAGCAATAGCCAAAGAGTCAACAAAGTCGTCATGTGCGTAGGTTTCAGTAGGAGCTTCAACAATAAAGTTAGGTCCCTTATACTTAATTTCTACGTCTGTCATTTGCTGAACAAACCTCTTGTGAATTCTAAGGCGTCTAGTTTTAGCGTGATTTGGATAGCTTAGCATTCTTCTTTGAATTAAAGCTTGAAGATGCTTAAATCTTTTAGACTGCTCGGTTTGAGATGAAGTTAAAGAAAATACCTCTGACCTACCTAAGAGAAGCTTAAGACGTTGGGCTACTGCGTCACCAACACCGTTTGCGTCTACTCCAACAGCAAGAACGTCATAATTTGAAAGAAAGTTAACTATTTGGAAGTACTGCTCTTCCCAGTCATCTCCCTGTATTTCTAGCCAATTAAGAATTCTATGGTCAAAATATCCAAACTCATCGGGCCTATCCCAGTCTACCCATACTACAGTCACCACGGTAGAGTCCATTTTACGAGCTGGGTCAATACCTACTACAACAGGAGTTTTGTGCCAGACTTTTACAAGTTCTTGAGAAGTATCTCCTAGTTCATCTAGAACTGAACTGCTAACAAACATACCTCGTTCCAGTAGCCATTTACAGTTATACGACATTTGGAACTCATCTGAGTCTTCTCCAATACGAAGCATTTCTTGTTTAATAAATGTTTTATAGTTGGGGTTTACTTTTGAAACATCTTTCCAGTCCCATTGGAAATGGTTTTGACGTCTTCCTCTTTCGGTTTGAAGTCTTTTGTTAAGTTGGATAGCTCTATAAAAGTTATTTTTACTTGTAGTTGGTGTTCCTGTTTTAACCATAATACCTGCATAATATGCAAGCATAGGTGCAATAGATTTAGAAACTACAAAGTCGTCTGCTTCTTGACACTCATCAATAACAATTAAATGAAACGACTTAGATTCAATTTTAGCTCTTGGGTTAGCAGTCATCATGGTAATGCTACTGCCTGAATTTTTTAGTCGAACCATTCTTGTTACACCACCAATTTTAGCGGCTTGGTCATCGATTTCAGGGTCACCCAAAAGCTCTAATGCTCTTTCAGAAGTTAATCTACTTACAGTCCTACCAAACAAAGTTTCAGCCTGACCCTCTGTTGGAGCAAATAATCCTACCCAAATTCCATTTTTATATTTATCTAAAAGTTCTGGATATAATATAGAAAGTTTAGGTAAAAGTACCATAAGAGTGGCTACTGTGTTAGCGATTGTTTCAGATTTTCCTGACTGACGTGATGCTAGAGCAGTAATTTCATCACCTTTGCCAATTAAAACTGCTTCTATTATTCGTCTAGCTAAAGGCTGTTGGTAATCATGCAAGGGGTGGCCTACTAAGCCATCCATAAACTGCATTATTTTGTCTATAAGTCGGTCGATGAAATCTTGAGAAAAAACATCCTCTTCTTCTTCTTCGAAGTAAGTGCCATCTTCTTCGTCTAAGTTTCTATAAAAAGATGGGTCAATTTCTTCAAATTGACTTTCTTCCTCTTCTTCATCATCTAAAGCCCAAGCTGGGTCCTCGTATTCTTCGTATTCATATTCTTCATCTTCGGAATTCACTATAACCTCTTTTGCAATTCTTTAATTATTGCTACCAAAGCTTCGGCTCCTAGAAGTGCCTCATCTAAAGAATCCTGCGATTTGGTTCTTTGGTGATGGGTAACTTCTTTTCCAATAACAAACAGAGCGTTTTCTGCCCACATAATTAAATCAGGCGTCCCAATCCCAGACACCCTTTTCTCCATTTTTGTAGGCTGGCGGAGTCCACCCTTTTTCAAAATCTTCATCTTTTAGTACACGTCCTTGCATAGCGTTATTTAGTGCGGTTTCTTCATCCGGTTGATTTCCAGTCCACCATCCAAAAACAAAAGCTTTATGAAATGGCATTCTGAATATAAAAGGTTGGGCTGTGCGAAATGGGAATTTAATTTCTTGAGTCCATCCTCTTACTACCAGTTTATATCCCCATTTTACTGGAAAGTCAATAAACTGTACAAATATTTTAGTTCCGATGTTGTGTGTCCGTGGCATACATTCCTTATGGTTTTCTTTGTTTTCCCGCATTTCTGTTGGGATTGTAACCGCTTTTTTTAGCAGCCACATTTAAATTACGTTTACGTTTAACTCTAGCATTTTGAGGGGACCCAGCAGTTGGTCTGCCTCTGTATTTGTAGACTTCACCAGTTGCTTTATTTATTCTAGCTTTTGCTTCTCTATTATAAATTTGAACTGTTCTAGCTACTTTGTAGAGGAACTCTTGTGCTGTTGGGCTTAAGTTACTCATATCTGCAGGACCGTGTTTATACGATAGAAGTTTTCCATCTATAGCTTGTTTACCGTTTTTACTTTTACGGTTTAGCATCGGTCCTTTTGAGAAGGAATCATGAAACTGAATCCAAACAGAAGGAGGAACATCATAATAATTATAAAAGGTTCCATCACGAAACACAACTGTAATTATTCCAGTATCTGTATCTGGGTTATAGTCATACCCCGCAGCTACTGTTCTAGGACGTCTCCAGTTTGTTGTTGAAGTAGGAAGGTCTGATAACGCAGAAGGGGCTACTGCCACACCTTTAAACGTCCACCCTTTTCTTTTACCTTGAGTTCTTTCTGGACTTTCATACCCAGTTCCAAGATAATCAGAAGCAGTTAACCCTTTTTCGTATGCGTAAGGAGTTACAATTCCAAAAGGGTCTTTTTTATATAATTCAGGAGACTGCTCTGGTCCCCCGTATAGCTCTCTAACAAGTTGAGCATTTTTAAATTGTGTGTTATTTATATTAAATATAGCTTCTTGAATTTCAGCTTGTCTAGCTGCAGTAGTCTCTGAAGATAATCCACCAAGAAAGCCTCGTTCGTCGTACTCTTCACCAGCTAATTCTAAAGCTTCTCTAATTGTGTCAATATCCATATATTCTGATATTTGACGCATAGTACGATTACTTGCACCAAGTTGTGCTCCAACAGGGTCAAATGCCTGAACGCCCGAACTCTTCAAAGCATATCTGCTCTGATTACTAGAGTTCAGGCGTTCAGCCATTTATTTAACCTGAGTATTCTTAGCTATTTGCAGCCCAAGGAGTAATGGTGATAGTTCCACCAGCAGCAATGCTTGCGGCTCCAGCAGCAGTAGACTGAGTCTTAACAGTACCAACAGCACCGAATACAACACCAGTACCGGAAGTTAGCTCGGTAGTAGCGTTAGACTGGAACTTAACCTGGTTGGTGCTTACTGCGCCAGTTACAGTCCAAGTACCGTCAACGGTGCCAGTGCTAGCAATAGTAATCTTAGTACCAACTGGGTAAGCGGCTACTGCACCAGTTGCGGTGATAGTAACTTCCTTGCTTCCAGCAGTACGGTCAATGTCGGTAATGCTCTTGTTAGCGTTAGTAGCAGCGGTCGCTACGGTTACAGTGGTGTAACCTGCGTCCTTAAGGGCGTCGGTAGCCAAAGCGGTGGTCTGACCAAGAACGTTAGGTACAACGATAAAGATTTCGTCTGCCTGAATTCCGTCTGCTGGGCTGTCGCCTTCAATTGCCGCACCGTCAGTGTTTGGAACGTATAGTGGGTAGCCGTTCCAACCGGTTTGTGCGATTACGTGATTATCTAGAGCAAAGTCTAGACGCTTTCCATCCTCACGTACGTCGTTTGGCTGTAGAGGGAAGTTACCCCATACGAAGTCAACGACTACGTTTCCTGCATCATCGAGCAGGTTTCCATTGTTATTTGTTGCCATTTTTATTCTTCTTCCTGATTGCAATCATGAGTGTTTAATTCTTCCTCGTAAAGTACGTCTGAACAATACTTGCATCTAAATAGACGGATGTCGTCAAAAGATTCATGTAAGGAGTCCGAATCGGGAAAGTTTTCTTCTGCCCTGGGATTCTGCGCGAAAATCTCAGGTGGGAATGGTCCACGAGGATAGGTTACGCTGTTAGGAACGGCATGTCCCTGAACAGCAAACTTACGAATGAGAGGCATGGGCCCACCCTTCTTTAAGTCTAATACTAGATTGCAGTATTTTAGATATTTTTTCAGCCTAAATTAAGCAACCTGCATAAACGGGTTTGTTTTTCCTGTTGCAGGATTTTTTACTGGTCCAAGAGTCATATTCTGACCTCCGCCTCTAGGAACATAGTATCTTGTAGGAACACCAGGATATCTTGAAGTTGTATTTTCTTTTACTGGCTGAATAGTTTGAATAACTGGATTATTTGGCTGTAATTGTTGCTGCCTAGATAAAGCACTGTTATACTCAAGTCTTTCACCCTTCCAAGCAGCATAAGCAGGATTAGCTGCCATTCTTCCCCCAGACCCTCTTACGCTCATTGGTGGCATATCTGCAGTAGGCTTTCCAACAGGAAGTTCTGGTCTCCAAGGAACATTACTTTTTTGAAAAGTTCTAGCTTTTCTTTCAGGAACAATTTTTCCTGTTACAGGGTCTTTAACAAAGCTGATACGGGGTTTTACTCTTGTTCCGCTTTCACGACTTGACTTTCCAAAGAAGCCCCCAGGACCAAGTCCACCACCAGCAATACGATACATGTCGTTATTATGCTGAGTATCAATTAATTTACGATTTACCAATAAAAGAGGACGAGTCCTCTTCATTCTGTCCCAGTTTTCTGCTTGTTGTTGCCCTAATCCTTTAGTTACTTCAGGATTCCATTTTAAAAAGCGCCTTCCTACTGTGCCTACTGAAGACCTACCTGCCAGGCGACCAAGGTCCATCCTTCCGGTACCCATTGTAAATCCAACGGTTCTAGGTCCACTAGCCATTTATTTTTTCCTCAAGATTTTCAAATCTTTTATTTCCATCTTCGAGTCTAGCATCAATCTGCTCTAACTTCTTTTCAACCCTAGTAATAGCGTCTTTCATGGAAGTTCCGCCGTTACGCTTCAATTCACCGTCAATACGGTTCAAGCGCTCCATGACACCTGGCACGGCGGAACGACCAGGTTCAGCCGGTTCTCCCGCCCAATCTCGAATAAAGTTGTCCCAGCCGTCCATAAGGGCATGTATACGGTCACAGACGGGCTTTAGGAGCCTCCAAATCATTCCAACGGCGGTTAGAACGGTTATTATGCCTGCGGCCCAATATAAGGCTATTTCATTCATTTTATTTTAGACCCTTTTTGATTCGGTATCCTCCACCAAATCCTTCTCCAACGGGACGGCCGCCTCCGCCCCAAGTTATCTTGGAGCTAAGAGCCGGATGTCCTAGTGAACCTTGCATTACTTAAATCTTGCCCAAAGGTCGCGTAGCTTATCCATCGGAGCTGTTACGAGATTCTTTACTACACCATAAGTAACGTGAAGGTGAGCACCGGTAGATGCAGTTCCTGATGGGGTGTCTTTACCTCCACCAACTCTACCAATTACGGTTTCACCTGCAACAACTTTGTCGCCTTGCTTTAGTGGGCTAGGTTCTGCTAGGTGTGCGTATAGAATAAAGTGCTTGTCGTAAGTTGATTGGACTAGGATATTTCCTAGAACATCGGTCCAACCGGTCTCCATAACGGTTCCACCAGTAATTGCTTTAATTGGTGTTTTTGATGGTACGGACCAGTCAACTCCACGGTGTGGGTTTGTACGGTAAGAAGCCATGTTCTTAAATTCGTCACCACGTTTTGCTTTAGGGAATGGTTCAATATAGATTGCTTCTGGCATGGTTTTCCTTTCGGGTTTATATTTCTATTGTCTCTTATTCGTCATCTTTTCGCAGTGGAAAAGTTATTACCCAGATAATTGTGGAGGCAATAATTAGCCATCCCACTACTGTCTTAGCAGTACCTTCCAGAACAATCCAAGCAACAAACATACCAAGCAAGGTCCAAATTTGGCCTACGATGTCATTGAAGAAATTCTTCATGTTAGTTCTTTCTACTAGATGTTGAACTAGCTGCAGCGGCTGCTGCACTAGTGGCTGCTCCTGCGGCTGCCTGTACTGCTGCTCCAACAGCAACTACAGACACGAGTACTTGTTTTTCTGCAGCTTCACGAGCTTTGGGACTCATGTCTGCTCCGACGTTTCCTACAAAGTTAACTGCATCTGTAAGTCCTACTGCTAGAGTTCCAAGAACTGGAATAGCAGCAAGTTCTTCCGGAACTTCAATATCATCTGCTTGAGCAGCAATAAAAAGTGCATCAAGGGCCTCTTCATATTCGGGAGAACCTTCTTCAGCAGTTTCTAGCACTTCGTAAGCAGCTTCTTGAAGTTGTTCCACTTGTTCTTCAGTTAATTCAGAAGGAACAATATCAGTAAGTTCTTCTAATTTTTCTTCTGGAGTAGTGACCGGTGGTTCAACAATAGGTGGCTCTATTACAGGTGGTTCAACTACAGGTGGCTCTGGTTTTACAGGCTCAGGGTCAACTGGTTCGGGGTCAACTGGCGGGTCAACTGGTGGGTCTACCGGAGGGTCTACAGGGGGAGGAGGTGGGGGCGGAACATAAATAGTGCCAGTAGTAACTACTACAACTTCTGTATTAGGAGAATAGACGGGAATAGTGTCGTTGTCTGAACGTAACCAAATTTTAACGTCTTTATTTTCAGGTAACCCTGTTAATGTGTATGTATTTCCAATTACGGCTACTGCCCAACCCGTTAAGTCATCGTATGTCCAGAACAAAGCGTAACGTTCAATAGCGGTGCCTGTGTCTTGAGGCGTGTCCCAGATTACAGTAATGTTGTTTTCAACTACAGAAGTTTGTACATTTATTGGTGCATTTAACGAAGGAGGGATTACAGGAACAACTGGTTCAGTAGTAAACATACTCGGGTTTGTAAGAGTAAGACCTGTCGTAGGGTCGTTGTAATATAGATAGTTACATGCCCCTCCGCCATACTCGTACCACCAAATGTCTATTTTCTGTGATACGCCAGCCTCAAATTTGGCAGTTCCTTGAGTACCCCAACAGCCTTTTAGCCACCAGTTATCTATAACTACATTTTCACCAATGGTCATGTAGAAACCGTCGTCAGCATAAGATTGGAATACTACATCACCATCTACAGGCAAAGTGATATAGCCATACCAGTGAATAAGAACAAAGTCTTCCTGACAACCAGCGACTACCCCTCCGCCTACATCCCAGTTAATGTCTGAAACTATACCAGTGCTGCAAAGCGTATATGCCTGTCTTTCGGGTGTGCTTGACGGGTCATACGTATACACGTCTTGAGTTAGCCCAACTTGAGTATCTGCTTGAGCTGGTGAGCTGAACAGTAATGGAGTAAAAACTACATAAAGTATTCCGAATAGTGCTGCGATTTTACGCAGACTACGCACTACTCTTTGTTCTTGCTTTCAGCTACTTTAGCTTCTGCAGAGCTAGCAAATGCGGTATTAATTTCGTCTTTGTCCAATTCTCCATCAACAACATAAGCACGAGCCAGCGACTCTGCCACTTCCATAATACCGACAAACGCGGCAATAGCAGCAGACTGCCACAACTGGGCCCCAAAGACAGAGCCTGCGGCTAAGACACCGCTAACCTTTAAAATAACAAGAGCAATAGTTCTCTTGAAAATAATCATGAAAAGTTTCATTTTAACCTCTAACTAATTTAAGGTATTACGAATTGTTGAGGTATTAGACAGATATTATGATTCCTATTTAATAATATAAAATTTTTTTAGATATTACCTGGCATACCGTTCAACCCAGAAGGATTACCAATAGGCCTACCATCTAACCCAGCCGCTTTAGCAAGACTTCTTGCTCCAAGTTGAACTGCACTTAGATTAGAGCCTGGTTGTAATGCAGAAGGGTCATACTGTGTCATTCCAGAAACCATATACGGCCACTGGTTAAATGCAAAATCGCTTTGCTGTTGTTCTCCACGAGTATTTGCACCACGGATATCATAAGGATAAGTTCCACTAGTTTTATTTAAATTTGCATCTAAATACTGACCAAGGTCAACAGCTTGTCCAGCAAACATTCCTTTAGTTTTATCTGTTAACTTACGCTGAGCTGGCATTAATCGTGTCCTGACATATTCATCTGCCTTGCCGATACGTTTCTATCGGGTCTTTTTCCCTCAAACCGCATACTTTGAGAAGGGTCACCAAGAAACCTAGGGTCTCTTCTCATAGCCTCTCCTTCGTCCTGCATAGAAGTATCGGTACTAACTACACCAAAGGGCTTATCATCTAAGGCACCCATGTAAACTCCTTTAACATCAATATAAATTATGACATAAAGTAAAAGCCCCGCCAGCCTAAACCAGCGGGGCCATACTTATAGCGTTGGAACTAATCTTACGTATCTTATTTGATGACCTTTATAGTCAGTCAAAGGCTGAATGATTGTTGTTTTAGCACCAGAATGTGCATTGATTATTTTTCCATTTCCAATATAAATGGCGGAATGATAGAAATGTGTGGAACCAGGATAAGCAAACACTACTATATCTCCAAGTTTAGGCTTAGATACTCTTGTGCCTATATGAGCTTGTTTGTCTGCTGAGTGTGGTATATC